TAGACTTTGAAACATTTTACGACAAAGATTATTCTCTGCGTAAGATGACAACAGAAGCCTACGTCCGTGATCCTCGTTTTGAGGTGATCGGCGTGGCTGTAAGAGTAAACAACGGAGAAACGGAGTGGGCTAGTGGCACGCATGAACAGATTAAAAAGTACCTCAAGACCTTCGACTGGGGCAAAGCTATGTTACTTTGTCATAATACTATGTTTGATGGTGCCATTCTTAATTGGCGTTTTGATATTCGTCCTCGCATGTATACCGATACTTTGTGTATTGCCCGTGCCCTTCATGGGACTGAAGCTCGCGCAAATCTCGGGGCGTTATCTGAAAGGTACGATATCGGCGTTAAGGGGACAGAAGTCTTGGACGCACTTGGAAAGCGGCGTGGAGATTTTGGACCCGAAGAACTAGGTGCGTACGGGGACTACTGTATCAATGACGTGATCCTAACCTATAAGTTGTTTAGTATTATGGCACGTAAGTTCCCTAAGTCGGAGCTACAGTTGATCGACCTCACCCTGCGTATGTACACTGAGCCTACGTTAGAGTTGGACGACGCCCTGTTAACCTCACACCTCGACGACATCAAAGAGCGTAAGAGTAAGCTGTTAGTAGATGCAGGTGTGACGGACAAGAAAGAGCTTATGTCTAACCCCAAGTTCGCTGAGTTGCTAAAGGGGTTTGGTGTTGAGCCACCTATGAAGATTAGCCCGACGACAGACAAGGAGACGTTCGCGTTTGCCAAGTCAGACGAAGGGTTCAAAGCATTACTCGACCATGAGAACGAGAAGGTACAATCTCTAGTAGCTGCACGCCTTGGCAGTAAAAGTACCTTGGAAGAAACGCGGACGCAAAGGTTCATAGACATCTCTGCGCGTGGCCTTCTACCCGTACCTGTAAGATATTATGCAGCACACACTGGACGGTGGGGCGGGGACGATAAGATCAACCTGCAAAACCTACCTAGCCGTGGGCCGAACGGTAAGAAACTAAAGAGTAGCATTGTGGCTCCCGAAGGGTATTCTCTGATCGACTGTGACAGTTCGCAGATCGAAGCGCGTGTGTTGGCATGGCTGGCAGGGCAAGATGATTTGACTAGCGCCTTCGCCAAGGGTGACGATGTGTATAAGCACATGGCGTCCAGTATATATAACGTGCCAGTAGATGGGGTGAGCAAGGACCAAAGGTTCGTGGGTAAGACTACAATTCTCGGTGCTGGCTACGGTATGGGTGCGGTCAAGTTCCAACTACAGTTGCAAGGTATGGGTGTATACATAGAGCTTGAAGAAGCGCGACGTATCATTGACATCTACCGCAGTACCAACGGAGCTATTAGTCAGTTATGGCGTGACGCCAACAACATGGTGCAGTACATGGCCCGTGGCGATAGCGTACAGTTTGGCAAGTCAGGTGTCTTGCAAGTAGATGCACGCAAGAACGCCATCATGTTACCTTCTGGTCTACCCATGTTCTATCATGGCCTAGCCGCAGAGAAATCCGAACGTGGCTATGAGTATACCTACCGAACCCGCAAAGGGCCGAACAGAATATACGGTGGTAAAGTTGTCGAGAACGTGTGCCAAGCTGTTGCACGTTGTATCATAGGGCACCAAATGATACTCCTTGCTAAGAAGTACAAGGCTGTGCTAACTGTGCATGACTCAATAATCACATGTGTACGTGACGAAGAACTAGATGAAGCACGAGCGTACATGGAAGAGTGCATGAGCCAGACGCCCGATTGGGCCGAAGGATTACCTATAACCTGTGAGAGTGGCACAGGCAAATCATATGGAGAATGTGAATAATGGATGATCGACATGAGTTTATAGCCGCAGAGATAGAACGTGCCTACGTTAATGCGGACGACGATTGGAAAAAAGAATATTACCATAACGCCGCTAACTACCTAGCTAAAAACCGTTATGTAGAAGGTGGTAAGATTTGCGCGTTTTGCAGGGCGCAAGGGATGGCCGACCCACACCATCACAATGTTTGGGGTGCGATGATGACCTCTCTGAGAAAGCTAGGTTGGGTTGAGAAAATTGGTATGGTTCAACCTACTACAAAACACACGCATATTAACGAAGTATGTCAATGGGAGAGTAAGTTATTTCGATGACACCTAAAGTATCGCCATGGTCTTTCAGTAAGATCAAAGCATTTGAGCAATGTCCTAAGCAGTTCTACCATGAGAAGATACTCAAGGAGTTTCCGTTTAAACAGACTGAAGCTATCTTGTATGGCTCCGCGTTCCATAAGATGGCCGAGGACTTCATAGGTGCGGACGTACCTGTGCCTAAGAAGTTTGCCTTTGCAGAGAAGGGACTGGTATCGCTGAAGAACCGCAAGGGCAAAAAGCTATGCGAGATAAAGCTGGGTGTAACAGAGAACCTAGAAGTCACAGACTTCTATGCCAAGGACGTTTGGTTCCGTGGTATCGCGGACTTAGTAATACTTGACGACGATCTTGCGTGGGTGGTGGACTACAAGACAAGCAAGTCTGCGAAGTATGCAGACAAGGGTCAGCTAGAGTTGATGGCCTTGGGGTTGTTTGCAAAGTACCCGCAAATTAAAACCGTACGTGCAGGGTTATTGTTCGTTGTGTGTAATGCCTTGGTAAAAGACACCTACATGGAGTATGATAAGGGCAAGCTGTGGGAAAAATGGCTGGGCAAGTACGCTCAGATGCAGACTGCGGCAGACGATGATATGTGGAACGCACGGCCTAACGGGTTATGTAGACGCCACTGCCCTGTAATCGAATGTGTTCACAATGGAGCAAACTAATGAGGAAACGTAAAAAGCAAGTCAACGCACCTGTAGGTAGTAAGACGTTTGAGGCACGTATGGAACGTCAGCGTGCCCGGCGCAAGGTTGATAAAGAAGGTGCAGATCGCAACGGCAATGGTAAGGCCGACAAGCGTGAAGGCAAAGATGTTAGTCACAAGAAAGCCTTGTCCAAAGGCGGCACTAACAAGGATGGCGTGACCATAGAAAGTTCAAGCAAGAACCGCGCACGTAACTACAAGAAGAAAAAATAATTCGGGCAGTTGCCCGAAAGGAGAACTAAATGCAGATTATAGGTGGTAAGGCGTTGCTGTTAAAGTTACGCAATCCAAAACGTGTCACTGAAACAGTGTCCAAAAGCAAAGAGATGCCCGACAACGAGGTTCTAGTTAACTGGGGTCTCGACGAGATGCACACACTAAAGAAGCTCAACATCAATGTCCCCTCGCCTATCCAAGGGCAGTACAAGTGGACGGGTAAGTATGTGCCGTTCGACCACCAGAAGAAGACCGCCGCGTTCTTTACGATGAACCGCAAGTCTTTCTGCTTCAACGAGCAGGGTACAGGCAAGACAGCCAGTGCCATATGGGCCGCAGACTTCCTACTCAATCAAGGCAAGATCAAACGCGTCTTAGTTATATGCCCCCTATCAATCATGGACTCAGCATGGCGCGAAGACCTGTTTTCCTTTGCCCCGCATCGCAGTGTAGACATAGCCTACGGAGCATCTAAGAAACGCAAGGCAATCATAGAGCAGGGTGCAGACTTTGTGATAATAAACTATGACGGTGTAGAGATTGTATCCGAGGAGATTGCCAACGGTGGGTTTGATCTCATCATCGTAGACGAGGCAACACACTACAAGAACGCGCAGTCGAAACGATGGAAGACACTAAACAAACTTATCAAGGACGATACGTGGCTGTGGCTAATGACGGGTACTCCCGCCGCACAGTCTCCGCTTGACGCTTACGGGTTAGCTAAGATGATTAACCCCCTCAACGTGCCAAGGTTCTTTGGGTCGTTTAGAGATATGGTCATGCGCAAGGTTACGCAGTTTAGGTGGATCATCAAACCAGAAGCAACCGACCTTGTGTTTAACGTGTTACAACCTGCCATCCGCTTCACCAAAGAACAGTGCCTTGACTTGCCAGCTATGACCTATGTCAAACGTAAGGTAGAGTTGACGCGCCAGCAGCAGAAGTATTACGACATGCTGAAGAAGAAACTTGTTATGACAGTGGGTGACGACGAAGTATCCGCAGTGAACGCCGCCGTCATTATGAACAAGCTACTGCAGATTTCCGCTGGTGCTGTGTACACTGACGAGGGCGACACCTTAGAGTTTGACATCAAGCATCGGTATAAAGTGTTAAGAGAAGTGATCGACGAGAGCAGCCAGAAAGTTCTCATCTTCGTACCATTCAAGCACACCATTGACATACTGACAGATAAGTTGCGTACTGATGGGATTACCACAGAAGTTATACGCGGTGACGTGCCTGTAGCTAGGCGCACGGATATATTTAAACGGTTCCAAACGACCGATAACCCACGTGTTCTGGTTATCCAACCGCAGTCTGCGGCACACGGTGTTACGTTAACCGCTGCCAATACAGTTGTCTGGTGGGGTCCAACACCGTCCTTAGAGACCTACGCGCAAGCAAACGCACGGGTACATCGGTCAGGTCAGACGCATCCGTGTACTGTCGTACAGCTTCAAGGCTCTGCTGTAGAAAAGCGTGTTTACGCACTTCTCGACAATAGAATTAACGTCCACACAAAAATGATAGATTTATACAAAGAAATACTTGACTAGCCTATCGCTCGGTACTACAGTGTAATTCTCGTTAGTGCAGGAGAGTTGATATGAGCGATAATGGAGACGTACCTGCGGACAAACTTACTAAGGCTTACATTAAGATAAGGTCAGAGAGAGCGTTGTTGTCTGCAAAATTTAAGGAGGAAGACGGATCGTTGGTTCGCCAACAGGATGTCGTGAAGAAAGCGTTACTAGACTACTGTGATACTCACAATGTCGAAAGCGTACGAACATCTGAGGGTTTATTTTTCAGGTCTACGAAAACGAAATACTGGACGGGAGATTGGGAATCCATGTACGAGTTCATAAAAGAACATGACATGCCCGAGTTCTTGGATCGGCGTTTGAACCAGACTAACGTCAAACAATTCTTAGAAGAGAACCCAGATGTTATGCCAAAAGGGCTTAACATTGATAACGAATACGTAATCTCAGTTAGGAAAAAGTAATGGCAGAACCATTTGTACCAATAGAGAACTTGGCAAAGCATTTTTCTGTGTCAATCTCTACAATCCGAGCGTGGGTTCGGCAGGGTCACATCCCTAAAACCACGTATATTAAGATCGGCAATACCTACCGGTTTAATAAAACTTCTGCGACTGAAGCACTTACAAAGAGTGCGCAGGATGTAGATGAAACACCGATTGAAGAACAGTTAGAGTTCGATTTCGGTACAGACGAAGACGTATAACGCCAGAAGGAGAACGACATTGGCTGAACAATATATTATCGAAAACGTAGAAGCACTATGGCCTAAGATCGACAAGACGTATGTCTTCGATCAGAAGGTAAAACGTAGTGTACCATGTAGTCCACGAGACACCGGCGCTGAGTTTTCAGTTGCATTTCGTATGGATGGCGCTACAGCAAAAGCCTTATTCCTGCAAATGAAAGCAGCGTATGACGCCAGCAAAGAACCTAAGTGGGAACAGAAGTTGGCTAATCCGTTTGTTAAAGCTGACGACGGTACGTACACTCACAAGGCAAACCTAAAAGGTGCCTACAAAGGTGAGATTACTACTAAGCCGTTACAGGTTGACAGCCAAGGCACACCATTGCCAGATGACTTTCAGCTAACTACGGGTAGCACAGTCGGTATCGCTGTGCAGCTTATACCTTATGACTTTGGTGGTAAGCAGAACGTGTCCTTACGGTTAAAAGCTGTACAGGTTATCAAGTACGTTCCGATGGAAGTACGTAATCCGTTCGGTGCAGTAGACGGGGGGTTTGTATTAGAAGACGCTAACCCGTTTGCAAAGGCCACGGTTGCACCAGCCCCAGCCCCTAAAAGCAATAACGTGCTAGAGGCAGACGACGGGTTTGACGAAGAAGCTCCGGTAAAAAGAACTGCTAAAAAAGCAGACGATCCTGCTCCTTCCGGTGAAGGTGATTTAGACGACATCCTTGATAAGTGGGACGACTAACGATCCCCTGCCACGGCTATTAATTTAGCCGTGGTTAACCTTACAATGGCGAGTGGTGGCTATGGAAACGAAAAGATTTTTAGATTTAGTATTAGGCTCTGAGGGCTATTACTGTGTGTGGGCTAATAACCCTGCTAAACAAATACAACAAAAGTTCTATACTTCTGTAGAAGAAGTTATAAGCGCGGCGCATGACCTTAGCGATCATGGTTGGAACGCGTTCTACGCACTAGGAACTTATGAGAAGGCTGGCTCCCGTGTAGCGGATAACGTCATGCGGATGAAGTCATTCTTCTTAGACCTAGACTGTGGGCCTACCAAAGAATTTGCAGACCAAGAAACTGCCATCGCAGAGTTGCGAGATTTCTGTACGCAGCACAGTCTACCTACCCCTACACTTATTAACTCAGGGCGTGGCATACACGTGTACTGGATTTTAACCGACGCTGTTGCGCGGGACGATTGGTGGCCAGTAGCTGAACGCCTCAAGAACCTATGCACAGCTAGTGGTTTTAAGGCTGATCCCTCGGTTACTTCTGACGCGGCACGTATCTTACGTGTACCTTCTACCTACAACTACAAGTATGATCCCCCACTACCTGTTACGTTTTATGGTATAGAAGCTCCTACCACTGTGGGGTTTGAAGATTTCTCTGCTCTGCTTGGCGGTGACCCGATACCAGTACCAACCAAGTACACGGCCAGCACCACCAGTGCGTTCCAAGATGCGATAAACGAAAACCAAAAAGGTAGCTTCAAGCGTCTTTTGGTTAAGACTGGCAAAGGCACTGGGTGTGGGCAGATACACCACATTATAAAGAACCAGAAAACAGTATCACATGATCTATGGCGGTCGGGGTTGTCTATTGCAAACGTATGTAAAGACGGGGACAAAGCGGCAGCGCTTATGTCAAGTGAACACGAGGACTACAGCCTAGAAGCTACACTGCATAAGATGGCAGACACAGGCGGTCCACATTTCTGTTCGACGTTTGAGTTACACAACCCTGAGATATGTGCCGCCTGCCCTAACAAGGGTAAGATATCCACACCTGCTATGCTCACGAAAGAGATACGGGCAGCGGCACCAGAGGATAACACTGTAACAGACATGACTAAGGATACTCCACAGATATACCAAATACCTGTGTTTCCGAAGCCGTACTTCCGTGGGCAGAACGGTGGGGTGTATGTACGCGGCGAGAACGCAGATGGTGACCCAGAAGAGGTTTGCGTGTACCACCACGATTTTTACGTCACTCGTAGGTTACATGATGTAGAGCTAGGAGAAGTCATAGCGTTTGCGCTTCACTTGCCAAGAGATGGGGTGCGGGATTTTATTGTGCCGCTATCTTCGGTTACCTCAAGGGAAGAGTTCCGCAAACACATGTCTATGCAGGGCATAGTTACTTACGGGAAGGAAGTAGATAAACTTATGTTATATACAGCGGCATGGATAAAAGAGCTACAGCAAACCACCACAGCGAGTGAAGCGCATCAACAGTTCGGGTGGGTTGACGACGAGAAGATGGACGAGTTTGTGCTGGGCGACCAACTGATTACCGCCAGCGGGATAGAGTACAACCCTCCGTCAAGTAAAACCGCAGGGTATATAAGCAAGTTCAAGCCCAAGGGTTCAAGGGAGCGTAACAAGGAGATACTGGATTTCTACGACCAAGACGGGATGGAGCTACAGCAGTTCACAGTGTGTGCAGGGTTCGGCACTATACTCATGCCACTAACAGGTTTGTACAGTCTAGGTGTCCATCTGTTTGGAGAAACAGGTGCTGGTAAAACAACTGCCATGTACACGGGTACGTCTATATGGGGTGAACCGCGTGGGCTGACGGGGACCAAGGCAGACACACCTAACTCTCGTATGAACGTGGCTGAAGTTATGCACAACATGCTCCTCAACACGGACGAGATGACAAACATCCTTGGGAGACAAGCCTCAGATTATGCGTATCAGTTATCTGAAGGGACGCAGAAGAACCGGATGGCGGGGGGCGGCAACTACGAACGTGTCAGGGGCAAGCCGTGGCATTTGTTAGCGTTTTCTTCTGGCAACGTCAGTATGTACGCGCAGATGGCTATGGTGAAGGGTGATACTAAAGCCGAAATGCAACGACTATTGGAGCTTCGGACAGACGAGATGCCACAG